TAAGATTGTTTTTCTCTAGAGTCACTTCAACTTCACTCTTTTTATAACCAGCAATAGCCAATTCAACGATAAAATTATTTTCATCTTTTTGAATGACGTTTACCGGAGGAAATGCTAAATTGCTAGAATTAGCAAGATTAGCGGCGTCGTCAAGCATATCAAAAACTCGATTAAACCCAAATGTGTGTGGGACGAGGCGATCTAGAGAAGGAAACGAATTTAAACTAGTCATGGTTTTATACTCCTTAGTTAAGCAAGTTTAACGATTCACAAACCCAATATTGGCATTTGCATTCGTATTTATATATTATACCGTAGGTTATTATCTAAATCAAGTTGTTCCTGTTGACCCAAATCCACCATTTCTTTCAGAAAGGCTTACCGGGGGAGTCGGGGTCTCATACATCTTAACAATAGAACTGAAGTTTTGTACAACCTCAGCCTGAGCAATTCTGTCGTTCAAATGAATAGATTGAGTGACATCTGAGATATTTGTTAACAAAACAAAGACCTCTTTTTGATAGTCTGCGTCAATCACACCTTCGCCGTTAGCAAGAACCAAACCGTTCTTCAAAGCTAATCCGGATCTAGAATGCAATCGAATAGAGTAGGAAGGGTATAGCCATGTGCTGTTCGCCTTTCCGTCATCCGCAGATAGCGCAAAGATAAGTCCAGTTGGGACTAGCATCCTGTCTCCGGGATAGATGTCAAAGGTCTTATTTTCTCGTAGAAAAGCCTTGACCTCTAGATTAACTTTACTGTATCCATTGATATGCTCAGAATCTCTGGGTGCGTATCTAATGTCAAAACACGTTGAGTAGGAGGTCGCAAAGGTTGGTAACGGGACGGTCTCGTCAATTCTATAAATTTTCAAAATCATAATATAGTCACTCCATTATTCTGTTGTCGTCTTCTTTCTTCCGATATTGTATTTTGTAACTAACGTCCAATCAGACTTTTCTTTGTGGGTCAAAATTTTAATCTGGCTCAGTGGAGCAATGTTGTCTTTAGTTTTATCTGGATCTACTAAAGAAACTAAACCCCATTCCGCGATTAAGTTAGCAATAGTATTTCTTCTTTCTATATCATTATCTGAAAAATTTGATGGTTTACCGTCTAGAGCAAATAGCTCTTTAAAATGAACGATGTAGTATTTGCCTTGCTTGTGTAAAATGTGGCAAGACTGGTATAGTACGTTTTCTTTTTTTGCTGCTACGCCAATTCTAGTTAACGTTTCTCTGACCTTTAAGAACGAGTCAGGTTGGTCTAATGTAACCTCAACCAAAGAACTAATATTCATTTCAATCACCCTTGTATATTTTTGATTTTATCATTTTAAGCTCTTGATTATTTAGTATTTTCAAAACTTCAAGGGATTTTGCGTCTGAGTATCCGTAATACTCTTTGATTACCTCCAACATCTCAGCTTCTTCTTTTTTATACCATTTTGTATATTGACGTTTCATTGGCCTGACTATATGAAACAAAAAATCATACTTCATCTTATTATCCAGATTTGGATTTTTATTCATCTCATTGGCTAATAGAACTGTATCTCTATGGTAGGACAGCGCTCTATGCACCATAAATGCTGGATAAGAATTTTCGTCTCGTTGCGTCAACAAAGCATATTGCTTTGTTTGTAAAATTGAGGGTAAAGTGTTTTTGAATAGATCAGACATTGAAACTACACTCACTCATAATTTCGGTTAAACACGCAACGGTATTCAATTCTTGATCAGCGACGAAAGCTGACTGGTATTGATACTTGGCTAAAATAACAACTGCATTTGGAATCGTAGCCTTGTCCATTATATCATAAAGATTGTCATAGATTTTTCTATAGATCCGGCTAGCATCTTCGCCGCCCTGATCAGCCACCCACTTTCGCATACCACTAAAATCTGAATTAGCCAAACACTTAACTAGTTCAGTTATAGATATGTCGACGACTGCCGAGAGAATACCAGCATCAATTTTACCTGATACTGAATACCTTTGCAGCTCATTCAATATGCGCCTGTAGTCAGGGAAATACTTCTTTACCAATTCCGCTAGGACTTGCGGCTCGTAAGGAACATTTTCTGACTTTAAAATAGATGCTGCTCGCTTCATAAACAAAGAAGCCATCTTAGGCTTATCTTCTTTGCGAATTTTAAAGTCGATCACGGCGCAGCGAGAATGGAGTGGTTCGATCAGCCTGTTCTTAAAATTGCAAGTCATAATGAATGTGCAATTATGAGCAAACTCTTCCATTGCGCCACGAAGAGCAGGCTGAATGCTGTTAGCGTTTAGATAATCAGCCTCATCAATAATGATGACCTTTTTATTCCCACCCAAAGACATCGAAGAAGCATAAGCTTTGATCTTAGTTCTGAATGTATCAATACCGTTTTCATCAGATCCATTGATGAAAAGATAATCACATTCAATCTCTTCGCAAAGAGCTTTAGCGATAGTAGTCTTACCCATACCTGGGCCACCGCAAAGAAGAAGATGCGGAATTTCTTTTCTATTTACATATGATTGAAAAGTTGCCTTGTATTCATCAGGTAAAATGCATTCAGAGATAGTCTTTGGTCTAAATTTTTCGACCCAGAGCACTTCATTCATAATATAACTCCTAGAATAGGTGGGGTGGGGACGGTGAGTCCCATAGCGAGCAGTCTGGCAAAAGCAACTATCGACCGAAGTCGCACCCCGTTAGTAGATCACTCAGTCACTGTTTCGTATGCCTCAGAAAAATCATTTTGCTGAGCAACTTCTTCAGCATAGTTATTTTTGTGATAAGTCCTGGCCAACTTTCTAGAAAGTTTCTTAGGCAATTCAAATTCATCCTGCATCTTTTCTAGAATTTCCTTGACTAGATCTCGTTCAGCTTCAATCCTAGCGTAAGAGTTTGACATTTCTTTCAAACAACCTAGAACAGCCTGCTTATGTTGTGGGTTAATTCTCATAATTATTCACCGAAGGTAGATAGGCCAGATTCAATTGCAACGTAGTACTTAATGTTTAGCTTTACGTTTGAAAATAAAGCAACACCCTTCTTAGAAACCGAAACATTATATGAGCCTGCAATCATTTTAAAGTTTTCGACTTTTAAGACCACCTTGAAAAAAGAATCATCACCCTTACCGATCTGAATACGGGAAACGTCTGCAGCGTCATCCTTAACATCAGAAGCAACAAACCAAACATTTTCGCCGTCGCTCTCAAAAACAAAATTCGGAGAACCGGAAATGCCTGCGCTCTTTCTCATCCAGTCAAGATCTTCTTCACTCAAGTCAAAAGAAACTGCTACCTGACCCAGGTCAATTCCCTTATCGGGTGGAGTTGTAATGACCTTAACTGAAGCATACTTAATGTAATCCTTTCGACGAGAATCTTCCGTCAGAATAAAGACCTTGTCTTCGTCAAAATTCAACACCGGCTGTTTGTAAAGAGAGATCTTCGCCAAGAACTTGTTTAGATCATAAAGAGCGCAAGTCTTAGGGAAATCTTCTGATACTACTGCCTCCACATAAACAGTCTTTAGTGGAGAAATAGTTCTCAAAACATTACCTTCCTTAAAAAGTAGGCTCTGATTGATAGTAGAAAAATTCTTTAAAATAGTAACCGTATCATCTGAAATCTTCATATTTAATCACCTCAATTTCCTCAACTCTATTATTATATAAGATATCGACCAAAAAGTCAACCCTACTAGACAATTCTTTTAATGAGCAAGAATTATCAAAGGTTATATCATAGTCAGCGCCAATCCAAGCCCACTCGCTGAAATGAATTTCGGGGAATTTTTGTTCCATCAATTCACCTCTATCCTCCAGCACCCAAAGATCATCTTCATTGGTTGTATTTTGCTTAAACGCACAATCATACCAAAGTTGATCCGGCCCTCGACGAACTCTAACGATCTTACCACCAGAAGCCTTAATTGCATTGATTTCATTTGGAAATCTCACATCAGCAATAGCGTAGTTTACGTTTGGATTATTTTCACAGCGGCGCAAAACAGTATGAACCCAGAGGTCGGGGTGAAATACACCTCTCCCCGCCTCTGTTCCCATAAGTTGCAACGCTAGTCTGGGTGAAAATGGTTTACCGAATTTAGTAGACCACCAAGCATCCGGAGTTTCGCGCCACAATCTGGACTCTGGCGTTGATCCTTCCAGTAGCTCTCTGTCCCACCCAAAGATTGCTGAGCAAGCGTCCTTTAGACTGTTTGCGAAACTTTCTTTAGCGAACCCATGACGTTCTACTAGAATATCGGCGACGCTACCTTTGCCGGCGCCAATAAATCCAACAAGACCAACTAGCATAAATTACAGACTTCCAACCCAATTAGCTACGGCTGGCATGTCTCCTGTAAATGCATAAGTTCCAATGTGATGGGTTTTCATCCAAGGGCACATCCAAACCTGTCCACCAATATTTCTCCACCACTGGCAGAACATATAATCTTCTGACAGGTATCGATCGCTCTTACCATGATCAATAACGGTATCAAAATATGCATGGATATAACGCTGACCATCGAAATTTACCTGACCAATATGATCTGGCTTATAGCGAAGCTCAGGATACGCTTCCTTGAACTTATCAAAAACTTCTCGCTTAATCATCATGAATCCAGTACCAAGTTCAAGCACTTCGATTGGCTCAGCAACGCTAAACTTTTCGGTTCCAGGAGCAGGATTGAACACAAAATCACCAGCAAGCTTTTCCAACTCGGAATCTGGGAGTGGCTTTCCCTGCGCATCCTTCCATTCCGGATTTCTCTGAATCGCAGTTTTGATTGCTCCCCACTTAATAGACTTCTTCGGGTATGGTGCGCCAGAAACATCCTTATCCATAGCCAAAAGCGCAATTACATCTCGAGGATCATAGTGGATGTCAGCGTCTAGGAATAGAAGATGAGTGAATCCTTCTGCTCGCAGAAATTCATCAACCAAATAATTTCTGGCGCGGGTGATCAACGATTCATTGAAAATGAATGAGAACCTGACTTCTACACCATAATTTGCACAAACAGTCTGTAAATCTAAACTAGACTTCATGTACATACCGTGCGCCATACCACCATACATTGGAGTAGCGACGAACAATTTACGCTTACGCAGTTCTTCGACTTTAACTTCTAATTGCATATATCATTACCTCAAATTAATCAAACAAACTTTCAAGGGAATTGCTCGGTTCTGAACCTTTAGTTTTCCCAGTTTTATCTTTCAACTTCAATTCAGCGTGTCCAGTAGTTTTTCTAGTGTACATAGTACAATAGTCAGGATACCTCTCAGCTAGAATTTTTGCGGATTCTTCAATTCTCTGAGTGGTTCTGGTTACTTGCATACCTCCTGGTTCTTTGTAATAATTAGACTTAACTGTAATGTAATCTAATCGACAAACAGCACCATCAGATATATAGTACTTAATTGACCTCTCGAAGTCTTCTTTATCGTCCAGAGTCACAGAATATTCTTCTCCATGCCTATTTATGCAACCCCACATGCTACCGATTATGTAGTACAGGCCAACGGCAATTCGGTCGTGCATAAAGAATGGATTAGAAGCAGCATAAACGCCCCAAAGATGAGCATTGTTTTTAATGCAAGCATCAAACCCAGCATTGACTAATTCATCTATATTGGTAATTGGCTCCAACACCTTTTCATTTTTTCGATACTGGATGTCAATTAGATCATCGTCAAGATTTAAAATATAAGTTCCGGGGCTATAATAATTTTGAATATAGTTGCGAATATTGCCCATGCCAGGAACACCGACTACAATATTTTTGTATGGTGTATCAGATAATACGTTTCGATATTCAACTTCTTGATCAGAATCACCAACAAAAATGGTGACCTTTTCAGGATTAACTTTTAGCCTAGTCAGCGTAGACAGAGTTTTTTCTTTAACCGTCTTCGATCTCTTGTAACTAGGAACTGCAATTACATAATCATAGCTCATAAATACCTCTTAAAATAATCCTTCTAAAGTAGAAATTTGCTGGAACGCTTTAGGGTGATAATCATCAACCATTTTTTTGCCGCCATTCTTTTCCAAGAAGTCATACCACTCTTGAGATTCCCACATTCCTTCTGAAATTCCATTCCACAATCTTCTCTGCATAGGATGGTCTGGATTTTTGCGCCTAGACTCAACGAACTGATATCGGAAATCTTCATATTCTTTAGTTCCCAATTCTAGCATTTTTTCGCGCAAATAGCAAACCAAACTAATTCTTTCCGCAACATCATCATGAACAACTATTGGTGTGTTACCGTGCATAATTTCATGGTTATTGACCAGAAGCAAATCGCCCGGCCTAACATTAACGGCAATTCTATATTCCGGAAAAACTAGATACCCCCCAGAATAATTTCCATTATTTGAAAGAACTAGTAGATTAGATAATCCGTCAGCAAAATCTCCAGCATCATAATGTGCAGCAGTTCTAAATGTTTTGTTTACTGTTATTGTAGTAAACACAGTTCCCGGAACTACAAACGTAGGGTCAATTTTATCTATAGCGTTTTTTTGATTTTGCCAACGCCATGGCAACAAAGTTCTAAATCCTCTGTCTAGTGATTGTAGAAACGGAAACGACAACTTAAATTTAGCGTAAGAATGCTGAGTGTATGATGTTGCTCTTCCGTAAGGTATTCTTGGATACCTATCAAACCATCCAGCAATTCCAGAATACACGGGGTTAGCATAAGTTGTATCTGAAATATACGTTTCAAATACTTCGCCAGCTTCGCGCTTTCTTTCTTTAACTGAGAGGCTAATTGCTTCTTTTAACCAAACTTCAAAATTAAAATTATCTTCTTTTATTTTTGCGGACAGCCAAACTAATCCGCGAGTGCCTTGAGTGTTTGAATACTTTTCCCTCAAGATATCTACTTCTTTATTTACGTCAACTTCAATTACACTATTTTCTTCTTGTTTCTTAAAAAAATCCAGTACATGTAACTGGAACTCGTTGACCCATTCTCGACCCAAACAAGTAGACCCTTTAGGCCCAGCAGCTAAACCTCTATTTTGAGATTGGGTTGCTGCTTCTTTTAGTCCAACGTAAGCCTGTTCTTGTTCTTCTTTAGTGAAGAAGTTTTTGCGAAACTTGAACGCAATTTTTTTCTCGTCTTTTGTATTGATTTCGGTGCAGTCAGCGCAATTTGCAGTAGAACAATCAGCCTTAGTTACTGGATCGCAATCAGCTTTTTGATAGCAATCAGTATCTTCCTCAATTAGAAGATCATAATGCGATTCGTCTAGAAATTGACCTAGCAAATAAGAACAATCAATCTTTTCGCGAGCTACAATAACCTTTGCCATAATCTCCCTCCAAAAAATTATTATATCTCTTATTTAACAAAAAGTCAATTTCCCGCGTGAAATAAAACTGCGGGGGCGAAAGCCCCCACAATTTCAAAAACAACTCCT